GGTCTTGTATCTCGACCTCCTGCGTGCCGTCCCCGGAGAAGTCGCCTTCCCAATGCAGCATCTGCTGCTTGCTCTGCACCACGGCCAGCGTCGTCGGATAGACGTGGGCGACCATCCGCATCTCGCGGTCGCCGTACTCCGGGTAGACCTGGGCTGGATCGAGCACGTCGGAGAGGAAGGTCGGTGTCCCATCGGGGTTCTTCAGCACCATGTTCTGCACGGCCCACCAGCCGGTGGAGCACTCGAAGTCTGCCACGGCCCGCTGCCAGGGCGAGAGGCCCATGAGGTAGCGGTCCTGGTCTATCTGCCGGTGGATGCCACGGAGGAACATCTCGGCGCCACCGGAGGCATTCTGCTCGGGTTCTGTCTCTCCCAGCACGGGCACGCGCACGATAGGGGGCCGGTGGGAGAGCATATGGATGGACAGGTCGAGAAAGACGCGGGCATCGTTCAGGGCAACGGAGAGTTGGTTGGGTTTCTTGCGCTCGTCGCGCATTTCTCGGAGTTTGTACCACCTCTCGAATTGGGCATTGCGAGCGTCCCAGAACTTTCTCAGGCGGTCTACGTCTCGGGCAATCTGGTCTCTATCCTTTGGTGGCATTCCTCCGGTCTCCTCGGCCCGTATGGCATACGTTCGATAATAGCGCTTCTCTCGTCCTCACCTGCCATCGACTTCTGCATCACTGGCCGTCCCCGCCATCACTGCCATAAATTCTTTGAGTTGCGGGATGGCTATCCTGATGCGTCGGGCGCCGCTGCCGTCGTCGGTGACGGTGACCGCGGCGGCCTGCACGGGGATGATCTCATTCTGCGGCACGAAGAACTCAGGCATGGGTGGGGCTTGGACGAAGATGCAGAAGGCATGGCGTTCTTCCTGCCACATGACGGAGAGGACGGAGAACTCCGGTGGCAGTTCCAGCAACTCCATGAGGTATTCGGGAGCGAGGTACGTCCGAAAGCTGAAATTCCCCTTGGCCGTCGTCATGGCTGGATATCGCTTCGGCGCAAGCCAGTGCTTGCGATTGACCCATAGCGTATGGGCTGTGCCTGGTTGGCCACGAATGCGAGGTGGCGGCCCTGAACGGCCCCCATCATGGCCATCACGATGTCGTCGGTCCCGCCCGATGGAGCGCCGTAGCGATCCTGTCCGCTGTGGCGGGGATTGACCCGAGGATCGAAGTACCGGAACGTCTTGATCTCGCGCAGGGCGTCCTCATCGTCGATCTCCAGGGCGCCGGCCTCGAACAGTTCCTTGAACTCCGCGACCATGAGTGGCTTGGTGCGCGTATTCGTCGGCCAGCCCAGGAGGTGGGAGGCGGTCAGGCCCGATTCGTCGTGGTAATAGAGATTGGGGTACTGCAAATACTCTTGGAGCGCGTGCAGCACCGCGTGGCCGTGGTTGTTCCGCTCGACCATCAGCAGGGCCTCGTTATAGGATATGCCAAGCTCATAGACGATCCGTGCGAGGTCGGCGAGAGCCATCTTGCAGCGCAGTACCGCAACGAACTTGAGGCGCTCCACATCAAGCACCGCCCCGGCCTGCCAGTTGGACTGAGGCAAGCCCTCCGATGTATCCAGGAAGATGACGTAGGGCCGGCCGTTGACCGGACGTTCCCAGATGCGCTTCTCGCCGTTCTGCTCGATCCACAGTGGCGCCCGACGACGTGTCTCGTAGATATGCACCACTTCGCCGTCGAATACCGCATCCTCGCTGACCAGCCAGCAGGAGAGGTCGTCCACCGGGTATTCCTGGAGGATCATGCGCTCGTCGCCGATGATGGCCACGGACGTTGGTTCTAGCGAGGAGCGTGAGTTGAGCTTCTGCTTGGCCTGTCGGAGGAACCGGACGTGGCCGCGCTGGGCGCCGCGTAGTTCCATGAGGTTGCGCTCGTAGTCGCTCAGGTCGAATGTCTCGTTCTGGGTGGAGAAGAGCGCTGAGGGATGATCGACTGGCCAGTCGGCCTCTTCGTCGTCGAACAGAGTCAGGAGGATGGGGTTCCAGAGTTCCCCGTTCTTCGCCATCTGCCACATTGGGAAGAAGATCGGGTCTTCGCCGTTGGGTGTGGCTTCTCCCACGACGCGGCCGCCGTTGGCGAGGGCGCCGATCACTCCGGCGATGAAGTTTGGCGCGTCTTCCACCTTCTTATAGAAGTGTGACAACTCCGTCATATGGATCATGGTGTAGTCCGAGCCTCGGCCGAGCACCTTTGCCCCTGCCGTGGCGATGACGATGCGGCTCTTGGTCTTCTCGAAGGCCATCATCTCGGTATTGTGCTTCGAGAAGCTGGGCTTATACGGGTTCATCTCGTGCGCGGTATTCAGAATGACCGCTGTCTCGGCCGCAGCCATCTCCTCGTAGGACATGAATATCGAGCGCTGGTGCTGACGGGTAGCCGCCTTCGCGTACATCTCGGTGAGCACATCGGTGGTGAACCCCGTCTTGCGGGACTTGAGACCGATGTCGTAGTTGGTGCGTGCTTCCTCGTACCACTGCTGCCAGGGCCTCGGGTTGAACCGCACGGGTCGTGCGACCCCTTCCGGCGTCTTCTCGACCACCCAGAGGAATGCCCTGCGGTACAGCCGCCAGTCCCCGAAGATCGCCAGTACCTCCGCGTCCGTCAGCTTTTCCACTTCGTCCCGGTAGCGCTCGTAGTCGAAGCGTTCGAGCGCGTTCACGCGCGCCCATATCGGTTCTTGTTCCTTGGCCGGGCTCGGGGCTCGATCAACCTGCATTGGTGATCTCTTCCACCGTGCGCCTGGATTTGCGGCCCGAGTGCGCCGCTCCCATGTGGCCGTTGTGCATCTTCCAACTGACCGAAACGTGCGGGCACCCCTCGATGGGGCAGGGCAGGCTCAGGTCGGCCACATCGGAGTCGGATACCACCGTCGTTATGAACTCCTTGGGATACTGCCAGTGCCTCGTGTCCTTCCAGACCTGTTCCTCGAGGGCGGAGCAGAAGTACACCGTGCCCGAAGTCGTCCCCTCAAGCTTGTGCCAATCCGGCGGCAAGCGCTTGACCCCATTGGTCACCGACTGCCACGGCGCGGTTTTGCCGCACGTATTGCACTCCACATGCGGGCCTACATCAGGCATGGACCTACTCCTTTCAGTCGTGGAGGAGCCATCCGGTGCAGTGAGCTACGAACGCTTAGGACTGCACGGGCTGCTCACAGAACTCCTTCAACTGCGCTTCGTTCATGGACTGGAACATCGACCGTGCCGCGCCCTGCAACGACCCGGGCTTGCGCTGCCCACGCTTCGCCGCAAGAGCGGTACACGCCGCCCGACGCTGCGCCTCACTCGTCGCTGGCATCAACCCACCCCCGCACGCATCCTGCGCCTGTCCATCTCAAGCATGTGCTGGTGAGCCCACCCATCACTCGAATCCAAATCGGCCCGGCGCTGCGCCTTCCAGAGGTGCTCACAACGCCGCGAGCACCAGACAAAGAAACCAAGTCTGGTGTGCTGGTAGGCCCCCTCCGGCCATATACCGTCGAGCCATCTACCAAAACGCCAGTCCCCATGGGCTGGCGCCAGTTCCTCCGCATACCCGTAAGCACCACAATTCACGCACTCAACACGCTCAACGGTGCCCAACGGCCAACCATCTCGGTTACGACTCACGATTTGCCACCTCTACTTCGGCAGGCGCGGCTTCTTCGGCTTTCGCGTCTGATACTTGTCCTTCATCTCTCTTCCTCGCAGCCTCCTGTATCGCTTGCTCCGTAATCTCATCCACACTCAGCCGCCCACTCATGTCACGAGCCCGCGGACCCCCTCCATTCCTACCACCCACCACCGGCTTGGGCGTCCGTTCCCCACGATCATTCACTATCCGCCAACAGACATCCGCCTTCGCTAACTCACTCTTCGTCGGATAAGGACAATTGATAATATCCTGCAAAGCCTGCATAGCAAGACGCCTGATATATTCTGTCCCATCCTCCAATACCCCAATATCCAACCCAGCTTCATCCTTTCGACCCTCACAATACCACAAGTACACCCGCGCAAACGTCGGCCGACGCTTCCACGTCTTTACCTTATTTATCGAAAGACCTCTTAAATCATCCGCCCACTTCGACCTACTCACCAAACGCGCCGCCTC